ACCCACTGACCCCCCATTGACCCCCGCTGACCCCGGCGGCCCAGGGGGTCAGGGGGTCAGTGGGGTCAGTGGCCAGATGCCCTTGCCCGGTTCGCAACAGAGGGGCTAGGGGTCAGTGGGGGGTCAGTGCGGGGGTCAGTGGCCAGTGACCCCCACGACACGCCGGTCGTTCCGCGTGAGAAGAGCACCGGGGACAGGGGGTCAGTATATGAGATTGGGGTTCTTTACACGTACGCGGGTACGCGACGTACGCGCGCGACGCGTGCACATGCATCACGAGGGACACTGTCGGAGGACTGACCCCCTGACCCCCGGCGCCTCGACGTGCCTCGACGGCAAGGGGCGCCGGTAGGATGGGCGGCATGGACAAGACCCCGATCCTCGGCCTGCCCGAGCAGGTGTGGGGCCTGGTCGCCTGCGACACCGAGACCAGCGGGCTGCACCCCGACGACGGTGCCCGAGTCGCGGTCGTCTCGATCAGCTACTACGAGCAGGGCGAGCACGGCGGCCGAGGCCGGCAGATTACCCGCGCCTTCCCGTTCGACCAGGAGCGCTGGGAGGACAAGGGCGAGCGCCCCGCCAAGATGGACCGCAAGGCAGCCGGCCAGGAGCAGACCTCGCTGTTCGCCCTCGGCGACCTGTTCGAGGACCCCAACCTGGACCGGCAGGCATGGGACGAGCTGACCGGCTGGCTGAGCCGGCGCCGGCTGGTCATGCACAACGCGAAATTCGACCTGACCATGCTGCGCGCCGGGGTCCGCTCGTTCGGCGACGGCACCGGCGGAGGCGGGATCGACCTGGAGCCCGCGCTGGCCTGGGACACCATGTTGGTCGCCAAGGAGCTGGACCCGACCAAGCTGGTCGCGCTGAAAGCCACCGCCCAGCGGCTGTGGGGCGAGGACGAGCGCGCCGAGCAGAACGCGCTGAAGAAGGTCCTGGACGGCCGGAAGCGCTACGACCTCGTCCCCTGGGGGACCATGGAGCCGTACGCCCGACGCGACGCCGACCAAACGCTCCGACTGTGGCTGCACCAGCGCAGCCGGGTCTATGGTCACGAGTCACCCGATGGCGTCCTGCGCGGCGCGGAGATGTCCCCGGTGGAGGTGGCCGGGCTCGCCCTGCGCCACCGGACCCTGCGCACCCTGTACCGGATCGAGCAGCGCGGGGTGCCCTACCACGCCAAGCGGTCGCTGGCCGAAGCCGAGAAGATCCGGGCGCAGATGGCGCCGCTGCGCGAGAAGCTCCGCCGCGCCTGGGGCGTCGAACCCACCGTCGACACCGCGGCGCACTGGTTCTACGACCGGCAGGGCTGCAAGCCGCGCAAGATCCGCAAGGGCGACGAGTGGATCGAGGAGCGGCCGGTCGACAAGACCGAGGCCACGTTCTGGGCCAAGACCGGCGTGCCGTACGCCGTCGAGTGGGGCCAGTATCGCAAGATGCAGACCGCGCTGAGCATGTGGTACGAGGGCTACCCCGCGCTGAACGGGCCGGACGGCCGGCTGCGCACCGAATACAAGCAGGCGCACGTCAAGTCCGGCCGGATGGCAGTTGGCAGGGTACAACTCCAGGCCGTGCCGAAGATGGACAAGGGCAGCGGGATCGAGGGCGTCGACCACCCGCGCCTGATGTTCTTCGACGGGCCCGGCGCGATCGACGGCTGGGCCGCCTACAACCTGGACCTGAGCCAGGCCGAGCTGCGGGTCGCCTCCCACCTCGCCGGCTGCGAGCGGATGAACACCATGCTGGCCGAGGGCGCCGACCTGCACTCGGTGACCACCGAGAGCGTGTTTAAGACGACCAAGGACGACGTCGGGCCGGTCGAGTGGAAGCGGATGCGCGACATCGCCAAGCGGCTGACCTTCGGGTCGATCTTCTGGATCGGCGCCGAGACGTTCCAGGGCACCCTCCGTAAGCAGGCCGAGTTGGAGTGGCCCCTGGGGGAGTGCAAGCGTGCCGTCTACGCATGGCGCGACACCTACCCCGAGTTCGGCGACATGTACTACGGCCGGATGCGCGAGTTCGAGTATCAGCGCCGGCTGCGGCTGGTGAGTGGCCGCTACACCTACCTCGGCCCCCGGGACTACGCGAGATCCGGCTGGAACCGGATCGTCCAGGGCTCGCTGGCCGAGTTCGTGACCGAGTGGCTGAACGACGTCGAGCTGCAGACCCGCGAGTGGCACCCGGCCGGCGGGCTGGTCCTGACCGTGCACGACTCCGCAGTGCTGTATCTCCCGACCGAGGTCGGGGACGTGCTCGTCCCGCAACTGGCGCAGCGGGGTGCTGAGATGGCAAGCGCCTACTTCGGCTGTCCAATGAAGATCGACCATGGAAGGTGGCTCGAATGACCCAGCCCACGCCCAACCCCGAGATCACGCCCGCCGTCCCCGGCGAGCTGGATCGGTTGGCCGCCACGATCGACGAGATGGACACCACGATCCAGTACCTGCTGGACCACATCTCGCCGGTGCTGCGGCCCGAGCAGCCCCAGCCCGCCCCGCCGGTCTCGGCCGCCGTCTCCGAGCCGGCGCCGGCCAGCGTGGTCGCCAACCGACTGCGCACCGAGATCCAGCACGCCGACGCGCTGGTCTACCGCCTGCGCACCACGATCGGCCGGATCGACCTGTGAGCGGCGACTCCCTGACCGCCCCGGTCGAGCTGTACGGCCTGGTGGACGAGATCGCCACCTGGCAGCAGCGCAACTTCGGGCCGGCGACCGAGCTGGTCGCCACCCTCGGCACCGTCGAGGAGCTGGGCGAGATCTGCCGCGCCGCGGTCAAGCGCGCCCAGGGCATCCGCGGCACCCGCGAGCAGTGGGAAGCCGAGATCTACAAGGAGACCGGCGACGTGTTCGTGAAGCTGGTCGACATCAGCCGCGCCTACGGGTTCAACCTGGCCGACGCCATCCTCGACCGCTGGGGGACCGTCAGCCAGCGCGACTGGGTGGCCGACCCGATCGGGCACGGGATCGGGGGCGACGCGTGACCGACGACCCGCAGCTGGTCGCCAACATCGCCCGGATCGACCAGATGCACGCCCGGTACGACGAGGAGGTAGCCAAGGCCCTGCGCCAGAAGCGCCACCTCTGGGGCGTGATGAGCCTGTACCAGCTGACCTACGCCGAGGTCCAGGCCATGGTCGACGCCCACAAGGCCGGCGAGCTGCGAGGCACCGCCGTCCCCAGCGCCCGACCCGACCGGCTGCTGTCGGTCACGGTCGGGTGCTACATCTGCGAGCAGCCGCTCACCTCCGACACCTACGACCAGCCCTGCCCAGGAGACCCCGCATGATCACCCGCACCCGCCGCATCTACGACCGGCTGTCCCGCCCACTCGGCACCCCGCCCCGGGTCACCTTCGTGCAGCCCGACGAGGACCGCCCCGGGCTGACCCGATCCAGCCTGTCGCTGGACGTCGGGGCCTGGGAGGAGTTCGGCCGCCCCGACCAGCTCACCGTCACCATCCAGCCCGGCGACCATCTGAACCGCGGGATCACCGAGCTGGTCGCCCAGGCCCCCGTCTCGGCCGATCTCGATGCGTAGGCTGCTCGGCCGGCTGCTGACCACCCCGCTGCCGGCGACCCCCGTGGACGACCTCGACCTGTCCTGCTCGCTGGACGAGCTGCTCGGGTCCGGGACCGTGCTGGACCTGATCGACTGCGGGACCCAGTTCCGGCTGTACAGCGACGGCCCGTACAACTGCGGCGACCCGACCATCGAGGTCGTCCTGTACGGCGAGGACGAGCCGGCGCCGCAGATCACCGTTCGGATCGAGGACTGATGCCCGACCAGCCGGCGCCCGAGCAGGCGCCCGAGCGCTGCCCCTGCGGCGGCAAGAACCGGAAGTGGCACCACCGGGAGGGCACCCCCGCCTGTGATGAGATCAAGGCGTACGAGCGGGCCCGCGAGCGACGGCGCGCCCGCTACTGGACCCCCGGCTCCCCGATCCAGCTACCCGACACGGAGTACATCCTGTGATCCTCCAGCTGTGGCGCCACCTGTGCGACCAGGCCCGCCGCGCCTGCCCCTGCGGAGGCTGCCAGTGACCAAGCTGCGGATGAACCTGGCCGCGATGCTGGCCGCCCCGGTGCTGTACCGGGTGCTGGCCGCCCCGCGGATCACGGACGGCGACACGCTGTACGTGGTCCGCGAGCGCGAGATCGGCGAGATCGAGGACATGCTGGTCGTCCACCGGGACCACCCGAAGGGCGTCAAGCTGCGGCTGCACGACGGCGGGCTCGGCCTGGACACCCCCGAGACCACCGACCCCGGCCCGTGGGCCGGCGCCCGCGACGACCTCACCGCCTGGGTCACCGGCGCCCAGGAGCGGGGTGCGCTGTACCTGTCCATGCTCGGCCGCGACGAGTACGGCCGGCGCCTGGGCGACCTGCGGGACGAGGTCGGCCAGTCGGTCTGTGCCTGGATGCGCGGGCTCGGCTGGTCCGGCTACCCCAAACCGAAACTCCCGCCGGCCGCCCGATGATGAACTGCCCCCGCTGCGACTGGCCCCCGGAGTGGGGCCACCCGATCTGGTGCGAGGAGGCCGAGCGCGGTGCTCACCTGGCTGATCGGCCTGCTCGACCCCCAGCGGCAGCGCCGGCTGGGCGAGCGCCTCTTCGGCGAGGGCTACCACCTGTACCTGTGCGGAGAGCCCTGTGAACACGGTCGGCCCTGACTGCTACCTGACCACCTCGGCCAGCGTCGACCGCTGGCGCGCCCAGGCCGGCCAGGACGGGATCGCCGCCTGGTGCCGGCTGCACAACCTCGACCCGAACCAGACGCTGCCCGAGATCACCATCCACGGCGGGCTGGTGCAGGGCCAGCGGTACGTAGCTACGGTCGCCGGCCGGCGCACCACCCTCCCCTGGTCCCGGACCTTGATCGCCCCGCCCCCGCCCTGCGCGTTGGAGGTCGCCGCGTGACCTGGCCCGAGTGGGTGCTGCTGGGCGCCGCGGTGTGGGTGGCCGTCGCCGTCCCCGTGGCGCTGGTCATCGGCAAGTCCATCCGGCAGGCCGAGAACCGCCGGCCGCGGAGCTACGCGTCCGTGCCCGACTCACCCGCGGAGCTACGCACCCCCGAGACCCGGAAGTAGGGCGCCGGCTCAGGCCCGTCTGCTTGGCTGCGGGCATGGCCGGAACCCTCTACGCTCCAATCCCGTCCCGATACAGCGATCATGGCGGTTTCGGCCGAAACGTCCGCCACGACCCGCGCTCCTGGGCCTACCGGGTCGGCCGCGGAGCTACGCCCAAGAGCGTCGAGTGGCCCCGGCACATCGAGGTCCTGGACCAGGGCCAGGTGGGCAGCTGCACCGGCGAGGCGAAGGTCGGGCAGCTGGGCACCGGTCCGTTCTGGGACGCGCTGACCGATAGCCAGCGCCGGCAGCTCGGCCAGCCGCTCGCGGTGCACATCTACAGCGAGGGCACCAAGCTCGACGACGCTCCCGACTGGTACAACCCGGAGACCGGGGTCACCGACACCGGCTGCGACGGGCTGAGCGTCAGCAAGGTCTCGGTGACCGAGGGCTACGAGTCCGGGTTCCAGCACGCGATGAGCCTGGATGAGGCGCACGCGGCGATCCAGGACCGCCCGTTCATCCTGGGGACGCTGTTCTACGAGTCGATGGAGACCCCCGATCGGAACGGCCTGGTCACGATCGGGGGCCAGGTGCTGGGCGGCCACGAGTACGAGTGCTTCAAGTACGACGAGGCGGCCGACGTCTGGTGGTTCTACAACTCGTGGAGCGACGGCTGGGGTAAGGACGGCACGTTCGGCTACACCTCGGCCGTTCTGCGCCGGCTGCTGGCGATGCAGGGCGACATCACGGTGGGGGTGCCGCTGGACCGGCCGGCCCCGGTGCCCGTCCCGAGCCCGCCCCAGCCCGAGCCGGCCCCGGCACCCGCGGACACGGTCCCGGTGCCCAGCCGGCTGGCGGCCGAGTTCGACATCTGGGCCAAGTCGCCGCACGGCTACCACGCCTCGACGGTGCTGGCGAAGGACTGGCAGAGCTTCCGCCGTGGCTGACCTGACCGGACTGCCCGCCACGGTCAGGATCGGCGCGCACGTCTACGCCGTCCGGGTAGACACCGAGGCGGTCCGCGAGTGGGGGCTGCGCGAGCACAACACCGACCGGTTCGGCGGGTTCTCCGACGCCTGGGTGCTGGAGATCGTGCTGGCCGACCGTTACCCGGACGATCGGCCGGTTCAGGAGTCGCAGCTACGCGAGACGCTGCTGCACGAGCTGATCCACCAGTGCCTGCGCCCAGGCGATTGGGACGCGGACCGGATCGCCCGGCTGCGACCCGCCGAGCGTGAGGAGTACACGGTGGCCACGTTGACCCCGGCGCTGTTCGGGGCGCTGCGAGACAATCCGGAGCTGGCCGCCTGGATGCTGGCCCGCGACTGATCCTTGCGCTCCGAGCACGGGGCGTGGTTTACTTGTACTCGAAGGGCCCGCTGGGGGCCCCGAGCACAGGGAGCCACCCCGATGCCGACCGTCCGATACAACCGCTGGGACCTGGAGATCATGCGCGCGGCCAAGGCCGAGCGCGACGCAGCCGGCGAGGTCATCGAGTACCTGGACGAGAACCTCGCCCGCGCCGAGGCGCAGTTCGCCGCCGGCACCGTCCAGGACGAGGCCGACCCCGGGTACGAGGCACCCCCGGCCCGCCCGACCGGCCCCGGCGCCACCCGCGGCCAGTCCGCCAACGCGCCCACCGAGAAGCAGCTCTGGCTGATCGGCAAGCTCTACGACGAGCTGGGCTGGACCCCCGACGACCGCAAGACCCCGCGGTCCAAGGCGCACGCCTCCTCGATCATCGACGAGCTGAAGGCGCACCAGGCCCGCGAGCGCCAGCAGCCCCGCCGCTGGGAGGGTGGCCGCCCCGTCCGTGACACCCCGCCGACCCCGCAGCCGGCGACCGAGAACCAGATCGCGTTCCTGGCCGACCTGTGGAACACCCGGGCGATCCCCGGCAAGACCGGCGACGAGCCCGAGGTCGGGTTCGAGAAGCTCGACCGGCAGACCGCCTCGATCCTGATCGACATCTGGCGGGACCTGCCCCGGGTCGCCCAGGCCGCCCACGGAATCCGCCCCGGCCGCTACGCCTACCAGCCAGCCGAGGGCTCGGCGCAGTTCTACCGGGTGACCCGCACCGGCCGGATCTACGTCCAGGCCGGCCCCACCGAGCACCCCTACAACGGCAAGCCGAACGAGGCGCTGGAGACGATCAAGGCCGACCCGAAGGAGGGCGCCGCGCTGTACGGCCGGCTGATCGGCGCCTGTGGCCGCTGCGGGCTGGCGCTGACCGATGAGACCTCGCGGGCCCTGGGCCTGGGCCCGGTCTGCGCCAGCAAGTCCGAGTGGTGACACCCGCGGGGCGTGCTTGCTTCCCGAGCACGCCCCGTGGTTTGCTTCAACCCGACACACCCCGACCACTGAGGAGCCACCCCCATGGAGAAGAAGCTCGACACCGTCCGCAAGCTGCTCGCCAAGGCCGAGCGTGCCGGCACCCCCGAGGAGGCCGAGATCTTCCGCGCCAAGGCCATGCAGCTGATCCAGCGCTACGCCATTGACGAGGCGCTGCTGACCGCCGACCACCAGACCGGCGACAAGATCGGCGCCCGCCGGTTCGTGGTCCGCGGCTGGGCCAAGCCGAAGGTGCAGCTGCTCGCCTGGACCGCCGACGCCCTGGGTTGCCAGGTCATCCAGCACACCGGGCAATCGACCTACGGCACCGCGGTCTGCACCGCCTACGGCTGGGAGGCCGACCTCGGCTTGCTGGAGGTGCTGTTCGCCAGCCTGGAAATCCAGGCCATGCGCGAGATGGAGATCGCCCGCAAGGCACGGGCCGGCGGCAACGGCCAGGCGTTCACCCGGTCGTTCCTGACCGGGTTCGCCCACACCGCCTCCCAGCGGCTGAAGCAGCAGCGGCAGGCCGCGGTGGACGAGCGCCCCGGCACCGGCGCCGAGTTGGTCCTGGTCGACCGGTCCAAGGCCGTCGACGCCCACTTCCGCCAGGAGAACCCGCGGGTGCGCACCGCCCGCGCCTCCTCGGTCAGCGCTGCCGGCGCGTTCTTCGCCGGCCAGGCCGCCGGGCGTCGGGCCGACCTCGGCCAGGGTGGGCTCGGCAACCGCCGCTCGGAGATCGCCCGCTGAACCGCGACACGGCCCGTGCCGGGTGCTTGCGCTCCTGGCACGGGCCGTGGTTTACTTTTGGTACGCGAGGGAACCGCCCCCGCCCACCAGATCGGAGCCACCCGATGACTGAAATCGAGCAGATCGAGCAGATCGCCCGCGACTACGAGGCCGCCGCGCGCCGGCACTCCGGCCCCGGCGGCGACCAGCGCACCGCCGACTACGCCCGCGGCCAGGCCGCCGCCTACCGCCAGCGCCTGGAGCAGGCCCGCAAGATCCAGGCCACCCCGCGCGACTTCGACGGCTACCTGATGATCTTCGTGGTCGGGGGCGAGGCGCCGGCCGCCTGGCGGGTCACCCGCGACGACACGGCCACCTGCGAGACCTGCGGCAAGAGCCGCGAGACCAGCGTCAAGCCGATCTACCGGACGGTCGGGTACAGCAGCTACGACCCGCAGCTCGGGATGTGCCAGGACTGCGTGGAGCAGGCGTGGAACACCCGGATGGACGACGACGAGCCGGCCGACCCGACCGGCGCCCGCGCCCACATGTTCGCCCCGCAGCCCCTGGGCTGATCACCCCCAGCGACGCCCCCGGAACGCCTCGTGCGACCGGGGGCGTCGCCGTGTCTGGAAACCTGCTGTCAATCTTACTAACGGGAGGTAAACAGAGGCGCTGGACCCTTGCGGAAGCCGCACGGGCCTGTTCCACTGGTCCTTGCCGACCCAGCAAAGGAGGCCGATGATGGCCCACACCGACTGCGCCACGTATCAGCTCGCCCCCGGCGACGCGATACTGGTCAGCCAGCCACTACCGGGCGACGCCGTCTGGCCTGCCTTCTCCGCGGCCAGCGCCCAGGTGGCCGTCGTCCTGGACCCTCCGCTGCTGGCCGTCGACCCCGCCTGGTGTGACGACATCGTCCAGATGGGCACCCTGCAGACCGACCTCGGCCCCTGCCGCGTGTCGCTGTCGTTCCGCTGGCTGCTGGTCAACGTTCCCGAAGCCCAAGCCGCCTGATCCCGTGCTTGACTGGAGAGCATGGGCAGACACCGCTCGCCGTACCACCAGCCGCGATCACGCACCGCGGCCGGCCGAGGCGCCTGTGCCTGCCTGGCGCTCGCCGCCGTAGCGGCCTGCGCCGCCCTGATCGCCCGCCCCGGCCCTGACCCAGCCCCGGCGGGTTCAGCCGGCGGGTCGACGCTCGACGCCGACCCCGCCCCCGTGACCACGGAGGAGATATGGCCCAGCACCTTTCTGGCCCACCGATCGCAGGGCTCGTCCAGTTCGCCCAACTCGCGCCCATCCGCCCCAACCCGCTACGTCGCCTCGACCGCGCGGTCCGCCTGTCCGCTGCCGCCCCGACCGACCAGCTCCCCGCCGTCGCCGTCGCTATCGCTGGCGCCGCTGACCGGCCCGACCACGAGCGCGGCCGGCACCGCCACCGACCAGACGGGGTCAGCGTCGACCAGCTCCGACTCGACCAGCGCCCCCGCTGGGTCGAGCGACTCCTCGCCGGCTGGCTCCTCGAAGGCGGCAGGCGACACTGATGCCCAAGAGAGCAGCAACCCGACCGAGCCCCTCCTCGGGTACCTCGGCCTGGGGTGACCGGTCGTTCCCCGAACCGCCGGCCCTGACCATGGTCGTCGGGATCGACCCCGGCGACGTCCACTGCGGGGTCGCCGTCGCCCGGGTGACCTACGACGACGCCACCCACGAGGGCCAGGTCAAGCTGACCCGGGCCGAGGAGTACGGCCCGGACGACTGCGCCGACCACCTCGCCAGCTGGCTGCTGGAGGGCTGGGTCGGGGCGGTGGCCGTCGAGCGCTTCAGCCTGTACGGCGACAAGGCCGGCGCCCAGGTCGGGTCGCAGATGCAGACCGCCCAGCTGATCGGGGTGCTGCGCTACGTGACCCGGCTGGCCAACCGTGGCCGGCGCGACGCCGGCCAGCCCGAGGTGCCGTTCGTGCTCCAGGGCGCCGACATCAAGAAGGGCATCCGGAACCAGGCGCGGGCGCGCGGGATCGACCTGATCCCGGCCAGCGCCGACCACGCCCGGGACGCCCAGCTGCACGCCGTCTATTTCGCCGGCCGGGAGGTGCTGGGATGGGGGCTGTGAGCTTCGAGGAGGCGATCGGGCCGAACACCTACCTGCGGGTCGAGGTGCCGCTGGACGTGCAGCGGGAGATCGCCTCGACGTTCATGGTGTCGCTGCGCAGCGAGATCGACCGGATCGCGCACCGCTACGCCCCGAACCACCGGGAGTTCCTGGCCGACCTGCGGGACAGCGTGGTGGCCGGGATCGAGCCGCACCGGCTGGGCCGGGGCGGGATCCACTCGTTCGTGGACCGGGTGGCCTACCGCATCTGGCTGGAGCGGCAGGCGACCCCGACCGGGCGTGCCGGCACGGTCCCGCCGGAGCAGGTCGTCCGGCCGGCGCCGGCGACCGGGGAGATCCCGCTGGTGACCGGCGAGTAGGCAGTGCTTGCGCGGGTAGCACGAGCTGTGGTTTACTTTGAGTACACGCCCCGCCGGGGCGCCAATCAAGGGAGCCACCCCATGAGCCGCAACCCCCTCCGCTTCGTCCAGACCGCCGAGACCCAGGTCGGCAATGGCCTGGTCCGCGACTACAATGTGGAGGTGCACCTCGACGGTGCCGTCCGCACCATCGGGCGGGTCTACGGCGCCGATGGCGACTGGATCGCCCTCGGGATCGGGATGGACGGCTGGACCTCCCACTACCGCACCCGGGCCGAGGCGACCAACGCCATGATCGAGCGGCGCACCTTCACCGAGGACCGGCGCCGCGAGGTCGAGGCCCGCGTCGGCCACGGGCTCAACTGGGGCTGACCCCCGCCGGCCCCGGCCCCCGACTCTCGCCCCCGAGGTCGGGGGCCGGTCCGTGTCCGGAGCCCGGGGCGCGCGTGCTTGGCTAGCAGGCATGAGCCTAGTGATCGTCGTCGGTGGTCAGTACGGATCCGAAGCGAAGGGCGCCGCAACCGCGGGCGTCATCGAGCGGACCCAAGACCGCCACGTCTGGAACGTCCGAGTCGCCGGCCCCAACGCCGGCCACACCGCCTACGACAAGACCGGCCGAGCCTGGCCGCTACGTACCGTCCCGGTCGGAGCCGTCGCCGACCACCCCAGCGTCACCTGCGTGATCTCCGCCGGCAGCGAGATCGACCCGCCGGTGCTGCGCAGCGAGCTGGAGCAGCTGCGCGCGGCCGACGTCCGGGTCGAGCTGCGTATCGACGACCAGGCCACCGTCCTGGAGGACGAGCACAAGGCCGTCGAGCACGAGCACGGCCTGGTCGGTGCGATCGGCTCCACCGGTAAGGGCATCGGCGCTGCCCGTGCGGCCCGGCTGCTGCGCTCCGCCCGGACCTACGGGCAGTGGTGGCACAAGCTGTCCGCGGTCGAGCGTGACCTGTTCCCGGTGCCGACCCACGACACTTCCAGCGAGCTGCAGTTCGCCGCCGCCAACCCGCACGAGGTGGTCGTGATCGAGGGCACCCAGGGCTATGGGCTCGGCCTGCACGCCGGCTTCTACCCGCAGTGCACCTCGTCCGACTGCCGGGCCGTCGACTTCGCCGCCATGGCTGGGGTCTCGCCCTGGGCCGTCTCGGACATCTCCATCCTGGCCTGCATGCGGGTCTACCCGATCCGGGTCGCCGGCAACTCCGGCCCGATGAAGGACGAGACCAGCTGGGAGGAGCTGGGCCTGCCGGTCGAGCTGACCACCGTCACCAAGAAGCCACGCCGGGTCGGCCTGTGGGACGGCGAACTCGCCGAACGGGCGATCCGGGCGAACCCGGGCGCTACCATCCACCTGTCGATGCTGGACCAGCTGCCCGGCGCGGTGGACGCCGACGCCACCGGCGCCGACAAGATCACCTCGGCCGGCTGGGACTTCGTCGAGCGGGTCGAGCGCGACACCGGGGCCGAGGTCACCGTCGTCGGGACCGGCCCGCGCGTTGCCGACCAGATCGTCCTGCGAGGAGAGGCCCGATGACCCCACTGCCGCCCGGCACCACCCGCCTGGCGCACAATCACGACGGGCTGCACGCCTGCTCGTCCGATCACTGCCCGGCGCACCCGCGCTTCCATGGGCCCGTCGCTGCCACGGGAGCCCCTCCGAGCGCCTCGGACGCCCTGGCCGGCCTGTCGGCCCGCAGCCAGGCTCTCGTGGATGCGGAGGCCGCCCGGGAGGCGCAGCACAGCCTGATGGCGGCCGAGCTAGAGCGCTGGTGGTACCGCCGGGTGGACGAGGAGATCACGGGGGTCGTGCCGAAGGCCGTCGAGTACAGCTCCACCGACCTGATCGACCTCGGCCGGCAGATCGCCGACGTCGCCGGCTGGTCGGTCGAGCAGAAGGCCGACGAGGGCGCCCTGGCCGAGCTGGGGATCGCGTTCTACGTCGCCGGCAAGGTCGGGCGGGTGATGGGCGCGATCAAGGAGGGCCGGCGCCCGTCCGACGACACCTGGCACGACATCGCCGTGTACACCAAGATGGCCCAGCGAGTCCGCGAGGTCGGTGCCTGGCCGGGCGTCTGATCCACTGATCTACCCACCATCGAGAGAGGGACACGTCCGTGTCTGAAGTGAGATCGAACAAGCTGTCTGACGGCCGGGACCCGGTCGAGCTGGGCGCCCGGATCGTCGGGCTGCTGGAGGGCCACGGCTTCCGCAAGCGCGGGGTCGACTGGTGGACCCACCCCGAGACCCAGGTGACCATGACAGTCGGCTACGCGTCGGGCGCCTACCGGCTGCGCGCGTTCCCCGCCGGCCAGAAGTCCGGGCCGCCGGTAGAGGTGGTCGACATGGCCAAGCTGGCGCACGCCGAACGGGCCCTGGACCTGATCGAGCGCTGGGGCGAGTGGCCGCAGTGCGGTGCTCCGATCTGCGACGCCGCGTGAGGAGCGAGGAGATCGCCGCCAGCTGGGGGACCAGCGACGGCGACATCGTCCAGGTGGTCAAGCGCCGGGCCCACCGGCGCGGGCTGAGCCGAGCGCAGCGCTACATCTGGCGCCGGCTGGCACCGAACACGCGGGTCGTCGCGACCGGCGGCGAGCCCTACACCAACTTCGAGGACTGCCGGCGGGCCGCGCTGCGGGTGAACCCGCAGGTCGACCCCCGGGATTGGACGGGGCGGCGATGAGCGAGCAGGACCAACCACGCGTTCAGCTGCGTACCCAGGGCTCGTGGACGACCATCGACGTCCCGCCGCACCTGCCGGTGCTACAGGTTGCCCTGGACGACCCCGATGCGCAGATGCCGATGCAGGTGCATACCGGCGACGCCGGGCTCGACCTGTTCGTCAGCGAGGCGGTCCGGATCGAGCCGGGCCAGTTCGTCGACGTCGAGTCGGGGCTGCGGCTGCGGCTGCCGACGGGTTACTGGGGCCGGATCACCGGCCGCAGCTCGACCCTGCGGCGCCGCGGGCTGCTGGTCAACGAGGCGGTGATCGACAACGGGTACATCGGGCCGATCTACGCCGGGGTGTGGAACCTGTCGTCCACACCTGTGGATGTGGCTGTGGGTGAGCGGCTGGCGCAGCTGGTCCTGCACCCGATCGTCCGGGTCCGATCCGAGAGCACCGACGTGTTGGTGTCCCCCGACGAGCGCGGCACGCGAGGCTTCGGGTCCAGTGGCTACTGACTCCAGCTGGCAGCGTCGGGCGGCCTGCCACGACCACCCGACGCTGCCGCCTCGGACCTGGGACGTCGACCTGCCGGGCGAGATGCAGCACCCGCACGACGCGGCCGGCCGCGAGGCCCGGCTGGCTCGGTGGGCCCAGGCGGTGCAGGTCTGCGACTCCTGCCCGGTCTACGATCTGTGCGGCCGGGAGGCGAGCCACCCACCCGGCGGCAACCGGTACCGCACCGTCGACGTGATCCGCGCCGGCCGGGTGTGGGGGTTCGACGCGCCCAGGCGGAACGCGGCCATCCGCGAGCGGCTGGGCAACCGGCGCCGGCTGGTCGCGTGACCCCGCAGGAGTGCAAGCGCGAGCTGCGCCGGCTGAACCCGGCGCAGCTTCGTGCTGTCGTGCTGGCGCTGTACCAACACGTGCCGGAGCTGGTGGAGGCGCTGGTCGAGCTGGAGCGGCTTCGGGTCCCGGTTCCGGTACCGGGTCAGCTGGAGCTGCCCTGCTAGCGTAGCACGATGGACCAGATCGAACGGCGCGCCGCTGAGCGCGTGATGGAGCGCGACCGGGCCCGAGTGTTCGGCGGTTCCCGCGGCCCGAACGCCTGGCAGATCTATCTGTGCGGCCCGATGTCGGGCTACCCCGGGCTCAACTTCGCCGAGTTCCACCAGGCTGCTGCCTCTTTGCGTGGCCGTGGCTACCGGGTGATCTCGCCGGCCGAGCCCCCGATCGCCCAGCAGCCCCAGTGCGACTGGTACAGCGCCGTCCGCGGCGCCATCGGCGGGCTGCTGACCTGCAACGCCGTCGCCACGGTCACCCCCAGCGGAATCCGCCAGTCCCGCGGCGCCACGCTCGAACTCCAGATCGCCTCGGCCCTGGAGATGCCCGTGCTTTACTGGCACGCATGGATCTTGGCTGCCGACGCCAGGACCGGCAAGAGGAGCCCCGTATGACCCCGCCCCTGGTGTTCGTCGACACCGAGACGACCGGCCTGAGCCACCTCGCCCGTCCCTGGGAGATCGCCGCCGTCTACCGCGGCCCGCACCCCGCCCAGGTCCGCAACGGCGTCAAGGACCCCGACCAGGTGGTCCACGAGCACCTGTGGATCGTGGACTACACCCCGAGTAGCCTGCCGCCCGGCACCGAGCCCGACGCGCTGCGCATCGGTGGCTGGGAGACCCGCGGCCGGATGGGGCTGTCCGGCGAATACTGCGGCCGGCTGTACGACGACGAGGGCGTGTTCGCCGGCCACGGGCCCGAGTTCGCCATCGCCCGCGCGGTGCACACCAAGCTGCAGGGCGCGACCCTGGTCGGGGTCGGGACCCACTTCGACGCGGCGGTCCTGTCGGCCATGTTCCGCCGGCACGGGCTGGCCGAGCAGCCTTGGCACTACGCCATCCACGACCTGAAGTCCATGGCCTACGGGCACGCGCTCGCCCGCGGCCTACAGCCGGGGCTGCCGATGAACAGCGAGGCGCTCGCCCACCTCGCCGCGGTCCCCGACGCCCGACCCGAGGACCGGCACACCGCCCTCGGTGACGCCCGCTGGGCCGCCCGCTGGTGGGACGCCCTGCACGGCCAGGGCTGCACCGGCGACTCGCCGTGCCCCGTCCACGGCATGGACTGATGCCCCGTCTGCTGTTCGGCCGCCGGCTCGCCCCGGGCGCTCGGACGATCCTCGCGCTGACCTGCCAGACCTGTGGGCAGGTCAAGGGCGGCGAGGAGTTCGAGCGGCGCCCGCGGGTGGCCGGCGGCCCGCCGTACATCGACCGGCGCTGCCGCACCTGCCGCTGGGCTCGGATGGCCGCCAGTCCCGGACGCTAACACCTCCGGGGTACACTGCCCCGGTGGCACGAGGACAACGACGCGACCCCGACGGGCCCAAGACCACCTGCCCGGCGATCAAGCGTAGTAACGGCGAGCCCTGCCGGCGCGAGGCTGGCTACCAGACCGACCACCTGGGCGAGGGCTACTGCCGGCAGCATGGCGGGATGGCGCCCGGCCAGCGCGCCAACGCCGCCCGGGTGATCGCCGGCCGGGTGGCCGAGCGCCAGGCCCGGATCGCCATGGCCGAGGAGATGGACATCGACCCGGCGCAGGCGCTCCTGTGGGCGGTGCGCCTGTCGGCCGGCGCCGTCGACTGGCTGCGCAAGCAGACCACCACCGACTACGGGTTCGGCCCGATCGACCGCGAGGGCGGCGAGGCGCAGCTCGACAAGCTGCGCGAGATGTGGGTCAAGCTGTACGGCGAGGAGCGCGACCGGCTGGTGCGCACCGCCAAGGCCGCGGTCGACGCCGGGATCGCTGAGCGGCTGGTCCAGATCGAGGAGCAGCAGGGTCAGTTCATGGCCGAGGCGATGCAGCGGGCGCTGCGCCGGCTGAGCCTGACCCCGGCCCAGCTCGCCCAGGCGCCGCTGCTGCTGCGCGAGGAGCTGCTGGCACTGCCGGCGCCCGAGCGCGAGGCCCGCCTGGAGGTCCCCAGCCGGCGGGTCTCGTGACCGCGGTACTGCCCCGGCAGCCGGTCTGGCTGCGCAGCCTCGCCGACGCGATCAGCCCCGACGTCGGGGACTGGAAGGAGCAGCCGAAGCAGGCCGAGGCGTCGGCCATGGCCGGGCTGGTGGACGACCTGCTGTACGGCGGGGCGGCCGGCGGTGGCAAGACCGAGTGGCTCATCGAGTACGTCGCCCGGCAGATGGAGCTGTTCCCAGGCAACCGCGGGCTGATCCTGCGCCGGGTGTTCCCCAGCCTGGAGCGGACGATCATCCCGCGCGCCAAGCTGAAGCTGTCCCGCCGGGCGAAGTGGAACGCCAACGCCCGGACCTTCACCTTCCCCAACGGCAGCGTGATGGAGCTGGGCAGCGCCCAGTACGCCGACGACGTGATCGACTACCAGGGCGCCGAGTACGGGGTGGTCGCCTTCGAGGAGATCACCGAGTTCATGCAGTCCCAGGTCGAGTTCCTGATCGGCCGGCTGCGCTCCACGATCCCGGGCGTGCGCCCCCACCTCGTCGCCACCACCAACCCGGGCGGCACCGGCCACCGCTGGGTCAAGCGCTGGTGGATCCGCCCGGAGAAGGACGACCTGGAGCCGGGCGAGGACCTGCCGCGCCCCGGCGAGGCGTGGCGCCCCCGGGCCACCCCGGAGGTGCCCAAGCCCAGGCGCCGCGCGTTCATCAGCGCCCGCCTGGAGGACAACCCGGCGCTGATGAACGCCGACCCCGACTACGTCCACCGGCTGAACGCCAACAGCAACCTCGCCCAGCGCAAGGCCCTGCGCGAGGGCGACTGGGACGCCATCGACGCGGTGGAGGGCGCGCTGTGGACCGCCAGCGACCTGGACGGCGGCCGGGTGCGGCCGGCGAGGCTGCGCGAGGTCGGCTCGCTGCGCCGGGTGATCGCGGTCGACCCGTCCGATGGCGAGGAGGGCGGCGACGAGTTCGGTGTCGCCCACGTGGCCCGGGGGATGGACGGGGTCGCCTACGTGATGGGCTCGTGGGCCTGGCAGGCGAGCCCGCGGAAGATGGCCGAACGGGCGGTGGCGCTGTACTACGAGGTCGGGGCCGATGCGCTGGTGGTCGAGCGCAACCACGGCGGCAAGTGGATGATCGAGGTGTTCCGCCAGGTCGACCCGAGCGTGCACGTGATCGAGGTGTGGGCGTCGGACAAGAAGCGGACCCGCGCCGAGCCGGTGGCCGCGCTGTTCGAGCACGACCCGCACGCGCTGTTGCCCTACCGGGCCCGGATCGCCGGCTTCATGCCTGAGCTGGAGGAGGAGCTGACGACCACCGACTTCGGTGCCGGCGCGAAGAGCCCGAACCGGCTGGACGCACTGGTCTGGGGGGTCACCGAGGTCGCGATCGGGCAGAAGCAGGCGCGGCGCCGGGAGCGGCAGGACGAGCGGTTCCGCGGCCGGAGGTAGACACGCCGCGCGGATACTTGCGCTGAACGCAAGGCACTGCTTGGATAGTCCTATGCCCACCACGCCCCGCCCCGTCCCCGCCCGGATCGCTGAGCTGCTGGCCAGCCCCGCGGACCACGGGATGCAGCTCGCCCGGCTGCGGGTCAGCGCCCGCTCCTGGGCCGACACCCGCGCCACGGTCTACGCCGACAACGAGGTCGTGTTCCGCGACACCAAGACCGGCGCCCGGGCCGCCTACGCCTGGAACGGTCGCCAGTTCAAGTACCTGGGCGCCCGGTGAACCCGGACCCGGCCCGGACCTGCGCGGTCTGCCGGCGGGGCTGCTACTGCACCCACGTGGACCCCGGCTGCGGCCACTACGGGTGCTACGGCCGGGGCTCGGTCGACTGCCCCGGCGCCGGCACCGAGCGCGAGCGCCAGCGCCAGATGTACCGGGCCCGGCACCGGCTGGTCGTCCGACGCCGGCTGCTCGCCCTCCACACCCTGCCCATCTGACCCCCGGGGTGGGACTTCCCCACCGCCCCGGACCCGGGCCGCCCCCGTCACACTTCCCCCGAGGTGGCGGGGGCGGCCCCTTGCCCGCCCTACCGAGAGGACCCACCATGCCCACCCGCCACGACGGCTCGATCGACAGCTACAACGGCAGCTTCCTGAACTGCCGCGGGGTGCACCACCCGTGGGCGTTCGACGGCCACTACGACATCGCCCTGGGCGCCGGGGGCCGGGTCGTCGAGTACCGCCGGACGCTGACCTGCCCGCAGTGCTCGGCCGAGCGCGTCGACTACTACGACGCCCAGATGCGCCCGTCCCGCGCCTCGACCCGGCGTTACCCGGACGGCTACCCGGCGCCGCGGGGCGAGCGGATCCAGCCCGCGGCGGCCCGGCTGGAGCAGGTGCGCCGGCAGACGGTCCAGCACCGCGGCCTGCGAGTGGTCGGGTGACACGCCGCGCCCTCGAACTTGCGCCCCTGGCACGTGGTGTGGTTTACTTTTGGTACAGGGCGGACGGGCCGCCCACCGAAACCGAGGAGCCACCCTCATGAACGCCACCTACACCCGCGGCACCAAGATCCGCCGCGTCACCACCAAGGCCCTGCGCCCCGGCGACGTCGTCCTGACCAACGACTGCCCGGCCAACCCGCAGTTCGCCGCGCTCGCCACGACCAAGACCGGCACCACCCTCCGCACCGTCGCCGGCAGCGAGTACGTCCAGCCCCGCCGGGGGTACGGCGAGCGCAACGTCCGGATCGTGGTCCAGTTCACCGATGGCACCGTCTCCCCGAGCCAGGGCGGGGCGACCACCTGGATGGTGGCCGACCTCGTGGCCGAGGCGCCGGCCAGCCGCGAGGAGGCCGAGGTCGTGGCCGAGGCTGCCGCCGTCAAGGAGGCGCCCGTCGAGGTCGCGCCCGCCAAGCCCGCCGGCCGGTGCGCCTGCTGCGGCGAGGCCAAGACCGGCAAGGGCAGCTACCTGCCGGGCCACGACGCCAAGCACGCCAGCCGCCTGGTCCTGGCGGTGGCCGCCGGCCGGCTCACCATCGAGACCGCCCTGGCCGAGATCCCGGCGAAGCAGGAGAAGCTGATCGCGAAGGTCGCCGCCCGCATCAACGCCCTGCCCCAGCCCTGACCCGCCAGCGGGGGCGGCCCGACACGCCGCCCCCGCAGGGTCCTTGCCCTCCTAGCACGCCGCGTGCTTTACTTCGAGACCCACGCCACCACCACCCGAGGAGCCACCCCCGATGAAGCGACTGATCCTGCCCCTGCTGACGCTCGGCCTACTGGCCGGGGTCGCCGCCGGCACTGCCGCCGCGATGCCCGACCCCGCGACGCCCGACCCCGCCCGGATCGCCAGCGTGCCGGCGCCCGAGCGGCCCTACCGCGCCCCGAGCATGGTGCCCCGCCCTGCGGTGGCCGTCCCGACCGCGGAGACCCCCGTCCGTGTCACGGGAGCCCCGTCGAGCGCCTCGGAGCCCGCCCCCGGTACTCGTGCCCCGGCGGCACGGCTCGAGACTTCTAGTACACCGCCGAAGGCGACGCCGACGCCCCCGGCGCACCGCGTGTCTATCCCGGCGCACGAGACCTTCCAGCGACTGGACACCGACACCCCCGGGATGATGCCCGCCGGCTCGCCCGACTCCTGCAACACCGACACCGAGCACTGGGACGGCTCGGCCTGCGCCCCTGGCGCCAGCTGGACTCCCGGCGCCCAGGTCTACTGTCCGGACGGCAGCATCGGGCACGTCCTGGACGCCACCGGCGCCAACGACTGCGACACCCCCCGCCCGAGTGATGCCGCCACGCCGTCCGACTAAAGGCCAGGCCCCCGCCTGCCGTTTTCCCTGGTAGCAACACCACGCCGACCCACCAGGAGCCCGACATGAACGCACCCAAGATCACCGCCGCCGCGATCGCCGCCGCAGCCACCCGGCTGCTGGGCACCGTGGTGCTGGACGTGGCCGACATGACCACCGGCCCCGCGCTGTACCGCCCCCGCCTGGAGGCGTTCGAGACCATCGACGGCGAAGCGCTCGGCGAGGACGACGGGACCCTGGTCCCGCTGATCCAGCCCGGCACCGCGGCCGACCTGATCCGCGAGCACGGCACCGCCGGCAAGGCCGCCGCGGTCGTCAACGCCCGCCTGCGCACCGAGTGGAGGATCGCATGACCGCCGCAGTCAAGCCGGCGCCGGCCAAGACCGGGCCGCTGGCCCTGGGCCGCGCCGTGACCACCGCCTGGACCCACGAGGCGCACGTCGAGGCCGGCCAGACCTGGGACGACTACTGCCGCAGCCGGCACCCCCAGCTGCGGGCGCTCGGCCCGCACCTGGACATCCCGACCCGCCGGGTGCTCGTCAAGGCCATGCGGCTGGCCCGGATGAGCGAGGCGGCGATCGCGTCCGCCCTGGGCGTGTCCAAGTCGACCGTGCACGCCGACCGCGGGGTGCTGGGCGACCAGGACGAGCCCGACCGCATCTGGAGCGTCGACGGCGCCGACCGCGCCGGCAAGCTCGGCCGGCACCTGCGGGCCGTTGAGCGGCCGACCGTCGAGGTCGAGACCGAGATCAAGGAGCAGACCGCCCTCGGGATGAGCAACCGGGACTACGTCGTCTACCTGGTCCGCGAGCACGCCCCGCGCGGGCTGACCGCCCGCGAGCTGGACGAGCTGGTCGACTGGCACCGGTCCAACCTCAGCGGCACGCTATCGCACGTCGAGCGCCAGGGCCGGCTGCGCCGCGCCGGGCTGCGAAACGGGATGGGCGTGTACGTGCTCGGCCTGGTCGAGCAGGCCAAGGACCGCAAGGAGGGCGACCCCGCCTGACCTTGCAGTAGACTCGACCCCCGGCGCGTGGTGGCTCCCGCCGGGGGTCGAGCCGTATCTGGAGGTCTGGTGTCCCGGGACGAGCTGATCTACGACGCGTGGACCGCCCTGTCGTTCAAGCGCGCCATGGGCAACCGGCGCACCCCCGGCTTCAGCTGGCTGGCCCCGACCTGGGTCGGTGACCACGAGCGCCGGCTGCTCGCCTACAAGATGCTGCAGGCATACCTGGACAACGCCGGCCGGGTGTTCCTCGCGACCGACGACGAGTACGAGCGCGACCGGCACCGCGAGTACGGCGACGCCGCGCTGGTCCGGGACACGATCCTGGCCGCCCTGCTCGGCTCGGACGTCGACGTGACAGTCGACGGCGCCGACGACTACGACCCGGACGCCGACACCGACGACCCCGAGATCTCCGCCGGCAGCGACAAGATCAGCGACAACGCCGACCCCGGCAGCGACCCCGACGCCAAGGCCGCCTGGGAGTTCCAGGAGTGGCTGCGCGACCTGTTCTTCAAGGACGAGCGCGGCCGGCTGAAGCTGCTAGAGACCGAGCGTAACGCGGTCGGCCTGGGCGACGGCGTGTACAGCCTCGGGTACAGCGACGCCAAGGGGCGGGTGCGGATCCGCTGCTGGGACCCTGGGTTCTACTTCCCGGTGCTGGACGACGGCAACGAGGACGACTACCCGCGGACCGTGCACATCGCGTGGGAGCTGCCGCCCGACCCGAACAACCCCGCGGTGCGGGTGCGCCGGCTGACCTGGTCGCTGGGCCCGATCGAGGGCGTCACCGCCGGTGGGCTGCTCGGCACCCGGCTCGGCGCCACGGTCGCCGCCAAGGAGGGCGACACGCTCGAAGCTGACGGCCGGATCAGCCGGCAGTACGAATGGAACGACGACCCGTCGTACGAGACCTGCTACTTCACGGACGGGACCTGGGAGATCGACCAGCTCGTCAACCTGGACGTGAACACGCTCGACCCGGCCAAGGGCGACTACACCGCCCGGGGCGTGGACCTGCAGATCGACTTCGTGCCGGTGGTTCACGTGCCGAACACGGTCGCCGTGCTGAACCACTACGGCCAGTCCTCGATCTCGCGCATCCTGCAGATCCTCGACGACCTGAGCAACACCGACACCGATCTGCAGGGCGCGGCGGCCACCGCCGGGCAGCCGATCCTCGCGCTGGAAGGCGGGACGCTGGGCCAGCACCGCGCCCGCTACGCCCCGGGCGAGGTCTGGGAGACCGGCGGTGGCAAGCTGCACTGGCTGACCACCGAGGGCGCGCTCAGCGAGCTGGGGGCGCTGTCCGACCGGCTGTACAGCCGGCTGTCGACGGTGTCCCGGCTGCCCGAGGGGCTGCTCGGCCGGGTCAAGGCCAGCGAGGTCCCATCGGGGATCGCGCTGGCGCTGTCGTTCGGCCCGCTGACCAGTCTGGTGGCCGAGATGCGCCTCGCCCGCGCCGAAAAGTACCCCCTGTTGTTCAAGTTCATCTGGCGGATCAGCCGGGCGGCCCAGGTCGACGGCACCCCCGACCGGTTCTTCGACGCCGACCTGCGGATGGGCTCGTTCCTGCCCTCGGACCGCGGCGCCGTGGTCACCGAAGTGGCCGCCCTGCTGACCGCCAAGGCCATCAGCCGGCTGACCGCGGTCCGGCTGCTGATCGCCGCCGGGCTCGACATCGAGGACGCCAACGAGGAGGTCGACCGGATCGAGGCCGGCGACTTCCTGGGGGCCGGCGAGCTGCTGGACGTGCTGGGCGACATCGAGGAGGTCCGGCGCTACCTGAAGCGGGAGGACTCGACCACGCCCCGCGAACTGCCGCCGGACAACCCGCCCCCGCCCGCGATCGACCCGGCCACCGGGCTGCCGCTGCAGCCTCCGCCTCCGGCACCGATCCCGGCGCCGCAGCCGCCGCCGGCACCGCAACCGCCGGCCGCCTGACCTCCGGGACCGGGGACTCCGGTCCCGCTGTGCTTGAATCCGCGGCACGCGACCCGGAGCGCTAACCGGGAGTGGGGACCCGGACCCATCTGATGCCCGGGAGCCAGACCAGGAGGCCCTGTGCCCAAGCCCAACCCGGACCACCAGGCGATCTTCGAGAGCTTCCTCGCCACCCGCCGCGCCAAGCACGGCAACCTGACGATGACGCTCCCGACCCCGCCCGAGCCGACACCCCCGACGCCCCCTGCGCCGACGCCGCCTGCTCCTCCGACTCCGCCGGCACCCCCGACGGATCCGGAGCCGAGGACGTTCACGCAGGACCAGCTGACCGGGATCGTCGGACGGGAGACCGCCCAGGCTCGGGAGGCCGCGCAGCGGGCGCTGCTCCAGGAGCTGGGTTTCGACAACCCGGAGGCGGCGAAGGCCGCGCTTCAGGCTGCCGAGGCCGCGCGCCAGTCGCAGCTGTCCGAGGCGCAGCGGGCACAGGAAGCTGCGACCCAGGCCCAGGCCAAGGCCGACCGCGAGGCGGCCCAGGCTCGGGACCTCGTCCGCCAGTACCGAGTGGACTCGGCGCTCCTGCGCGCCGGGATCACCACGGACGGGACCGACGAGGGCAACGCTCGACTCGCCAGCATCCGCCGGCTGGTCGAGCTGCCCGATGGCGACGTGGACGACGCGGCGGCCGGCACCGCGGTGGAGAAGGTCCGGGGTCTGTTCCCGGCCCTGTTCACCGGGACACCGACCCCGCCGACCCCGCCTCGCCCGCCGGCCCCGCCGTCCGACCCATCGGGCCGCCCGCCGGCACCGGTGATCGGGGACTCGGCCTACGAGCGCGGGTTGCAGCGGGCCAAGGCCCGATCGGGTAGCACCGACGACGGCCCGGTCATCAAGACGGTCGGCCAGTAGTCCCGGCACCACCCCAACCAGCCAAGCAACCGAAAGGGGAGCCAGGTGGGCATCCGCCTCTCCACCCGGTCGGAGACGTTCGTCCCGGCCGAGAACCAGACGTGGCTCGGGTCCGCCACCGGCACCCAGGCAGCCAAGTCGATCACGCTCGACGGCGACGCCTCGATCGCGATCTTTGCGGACGGGATCGTCCCGTCCGGGGTCGCGCTGTACAAGCTCGCCAACGACCGGTACGCCCCGGTCGTCGCCGGCCAGGAGGCCAACGCGGAGGTGCTGCTGTTCACGACCACCGAGGTGGTCGCGGGCGACAAGACCGCCGCTGCCGGCTACTGGCACGGTCGTGTCATCGCCGCCAACGCCCCGGCTGCGGAAGGCACCTACGTCGGCCTGGTGGCCGCCGTCCAGGCTGCCCTCACGCACATCAAGTTCGACTGAGAGAGGACTGAGACACCATGGCCCTGGTCCTTGACCTGGTCGACCCCCAGGAACTCATCGGGTACGCCCGTGGGATCCAGCTGGAGGCGGAGCGCAACCGCTTCACCCTCGCCGCGTTCCTGCCCAACCGGAACATCGACGAGATCGAATACCGGATCACGCAGGGGACCCTGCAGATGGCCGACGCCGCCACGGTGCGCGCGTGGGACACCGAGGTCTCGATCGGCTCCCGCCAGGGGCTGCGCCGGATGTTCGGCGAGCTGCCCCCGATGGGCCGCAAGATCCGCCTGGGCGAGGAGGAGCGCCTCCGCAAGCGGAAGATCGAGACCGGCGACGCCGCCCCGATCGTCTCGGCGATCTACGACGACACCGCGGCCATGGCTTCGGCTGTCGCCGCGCGTGTCGAGATGTTCCGTGGCGAGGCGCTGCAGAACGCCAAGGTCTCGATCGATGAGGGCGGGGTGGAGGCGGACGTCGACTTCGGCCGGCGCGCCGACTTCACGACTGCGGCCCCGACGAAGTTCGATGTCGACGGTTCCGACCCGATCAGCTACCTGCAGGGCCTGGTCGAGCTGTACTACGACGAGAACGACGAGCTGCCCGCGTACAACCTCACCTCCCGCAAGGCGCTGAACACGCTGTTGAAGAACAGCGCGGTCCGGGGCTACGTGGGCCGCGGGTCGTACGTCCCCGGCACGATCACGCAGGCCGAGCTGAACCAGGTCCTCACGGACTTCGACCTGCCCCCGATCGTCATCTACGACGCGAAGGTCCGCGTCAAGGGTGCCCAGGTGCGCGTCACCAACGAGAAGCTGATGACGCTGCTCCCGGGTCGCGCGAGCGAGCTGGGCAACACCACGTTCGGCACCACGGCCGAGGCCCTGGAGCTGGTCGAGGCGCGGGCGATCGCCAACGACCAGGCCCCGGGCATGGTCGCGGTCGTGCTGAAGGAGTCCGAGCCGGTCGCCACCTGGACCAAGGCCGCCGCTGTCGGGCTCCCGCTCATCGCGAACCCGAACCTCTCGCTGACCACCCAGGTGCTCACCTGACCTGAAGGCAGCACGGATCGACCCCGGGACTGGTACCATCCGGTCCCGGGGTCGATCCGTCTTTGAAGGAGTCCGCAGTGCCGCAGCTCACCAGCAAGGTCCCGGTCCACGTGTTTGCGCCGCAGCACGACGCGCTCACCCTGTGGCCCAACGACGAGATCCCCGACTGGGCCGTCGAGTTCATCGAGCCGGCGCTGCGCGGCGCGGCCGACGAGCCGCCGGCCGAGACCTCGCCCGCGTCCAGCGGCGAGAACAGCGGCGCCAGCGAAGAGGAGCTGCGCAAGCTGACCAACGACGAGCTGCGCGAGCTGCTCGGCGAGGGCAACTACGCCGCCAGCGATCGCAAGGACGACCTGGTGGCCAAGGCGCTGGCTGCCCAGGCCGGTGAGTAGCCCGACCGGTCCGTTCGACGAGTCGCAGGTCGCCCAGCTCCAGGCGGAGCTGGGCACCTCGCTCGACTACGACGACCTGACCGCCCGGTACGAGCGGCTGGCCGACCTCGACCAGGTGGTCGTGGAGGTGCTGCGGATCCGGCTGGCCGACGCGATCGACAAGCCGACCAGCTTCACCATCCCCGGCCAGTACAGCGAGGACCGCTCCAAGTCGCTGCAGGCGCTCCAGGATCGCCTGCGGGTGCTCGACGCTGAGGACAGCGAGTCGGCCGCCCGGATCGTCCCGGGCCCGTGGGGTCACCGCCGGTACCACGTGGCGCCCGACTCTGAGGAGTACACGCTGCGTCGCCGCGGTCGGAGCTGCGGGGGCCGGTAGTGCCGCCCGTCGTCACCGAGGACCCCGGCGCCGACGCGCTGATCGAGTCGTACACCCGCGCCTGGGAGTCGATCGTCGCCCGCCAGCGGGCGCTGATCGACGACCCGCTCGCGGCCACCAAGCGCGCCCGGCTGGCCGAGATGCAGGCCGAGATCAGCCGGCAGATGTCGGTGCTGAACGAGGAGACGGACGGCTACGTCTCCCGGCACTTCCCGGCCAACTACGAGCAGGCGATGGCCGCCGGCCACGCCGCTGCCGGCGGGTCCTCGTTCGTGTTCACCCAGGCCGACCGGCAGGCCGCCCAGCTGCTCGCCCAAAACCTCCTGCACGACCTGGTGGCCGCCAACCTACAGGTGGTCGAGTCGACCCGCGGGCTGATCCGGCAGATCGGGCGGGACGCCGCGCTGCGCTCGGTCTTGCAGGGCGACACCGCCCGGCAGGCCAGCCGCGAGATGCGCCGGCTGCTGGCCGACCACGGGATCCACGCGGTGACCTACGCCAACGGCACCCGAGTGGGGCTGAAGGGCTACGCCGAGATGGTCGTGCGCAGCCAGACCGCGGTGGCCTACAACCAGGCCGCGCTGGGGGGCGCCGAGTCCGCCGGCTGCACCTACTTCGAGGTGTTCGACGGGCCGTCCTGCGGCTGGGAGTACCACGACAGCCCGACGATCGCCAACGGGCTGGTGCTGCCGCAGGACCAGGCGATGGCGTACCCGATCAGCCACCCCAACTGCCGGCGCTCGTTCGGCCCCCGCCCGGACGTCCGCACCCCGGCCGACGCCAAGGCCAGCAGCAGCTCCACTCTCCCGAGCCAGACCGAGGCGCAGATCGCCCAGGACACCGCCCGCGGGCTGCCGACCCGGCAGGAACTGGCCCAGCGCCGAGCGGACGCCGCTGCCGGCCGGGTGCGCCCGCCTCGGCCGCGCGAGGTCCCGCGGGCGCCCGCGGACCGGGTGCAGGCTGCGCTGGCTCGCCGGCAGGACCCGACAGCCGCCGTCCAGCAGCGGGCGGCCAAGGCGCAGCAGCGGGCGGCCAAGGCCGAGACTCGCGGCCAGGCGCCGGCAGCGCCCACGGCGGCCCCGGCCGAGCCCCGGTTCACGCACATGACTGCGGACCAGTTCGGCGCGGCCTGGGACGCCGCCGGCTTCCCGCCGATGACGGCGGCCCAGACGGACGCGGTCGAACGGTACACCGTCGCCCTGCACCGGGACTGGAACGCCCGGCTGCGGGAGGGCAAGGCCCCGACCAAGCCGATTAAGGATCTGCGCCAGGCGATGCAGCCGAGCCCGGTCTCGGTCACGGTGGCTCGCACGGTCAACCTCGACGCGTTCGGGGTGGAGCGTGGCGGGGTCGAGGCGGTGCATCGCCAGCTCAACGACCTGCTCGGCCAGCAGGTCGAGGACCGCGGGTTCCTCAGCACCACGCTGAACACCAAGCAGATCGGCGGCCGGGAGTTCCGGGGCGACGTGTACATGGAGATCGACGTCCCCCGGGGGACGCGGTCGCGTTGGGCGGAGCCGGTGACCAGCATCCGGGGCGAGAACGAGCTGCTGCTGGACGCGGGCACGCGCCTGGAGATCTACGACATCCAGGTCACGCCGAACCCGACCGAGGTGGGCGACATCGCGGGTAAGTGGGCCACGGTCCGGGCCCGGGTGGTCGCCCAGGACGCGCCGCTGCCCGCGCCACGGCAGCGCCGGGGCTGATAGGCTGGTGCCCGTGGCGAGCGCATTAGAGGACGCGGACGGCCAGCGCTTCGAGAAGGTGCAGCCGGCCCAGCCTCCTGTGCCGGCACCGACCCCCGTGCCACGGCCGGAGGATCGGCGGCGGCGCGCCAAGTAGCGGGGGCTTGCGCGGTTGGCAAGCAGCGTGCTTTACTTTCAGTACGCAACCAACCGACATCGAGGAGCCACCCGAAATGTTCGTCACCCGCCTCGTCACCGCCCGCCAGTTCGCCGAGCTGCTCGCCAAGGGCCAGCAGGTATCCATCGCCCTGGACGGCGCGTACAGCTCGACCGACATCGCCGAGATCCTGGAGAACGGCTACTCCACCGTCCGGGTCCGCTTCGCCGATGGCAGCACCGGCACCTACGCCCCCAACTCCCGCACCACGATCGTCGACTGGGCCGGCACGCACGAGCTGTGGGCCGCCGAGGCCCAGGCCGAGGCCGCCGCGGAGGCTCGCGCCGAGCGGTTCTTCGAGGAGGGCACCGAGGCCCAGCAGATGCAGTACCAGTGGGAGGTCGAGCAGGACGAGCGCAACGCCGCCTTCTGGGGTGGCCGGTTCTGACAGCCCCCGCCAGCCAACGCCCCCGGCCGTCAAGGTCGGGGGCGTTGCTGTATCCTCCGGGGCGTGCGCCAGATCCACGTTGAGATCGTCACCGGCGAGCCGCCCCGTGTCACCGTCGACGGCGAGCCGCTGCCGCCGGTGACCGCCGCGCGAGTGCTCGCTGCCCCGAACGAGATCCCCGCCGTCCAGGTCGAGTTCCGCGGCGACGTCGACGTGTCGCTGCTGGGCGGGATGGTCGAGCAGCTCGACGGCGCCGACACCACGGCCATCCTGCGCCAAGCGATCGAGCAGCTGGACCCCGCCGGCTTCGAAAAGGCGATCCTGGCCCACCTGGGCGGGCTCGGCGGGGCCACCACCGGCGAGGCGGCGAAAGCCGCGTTGATGGATTGGGCGGCAGGCCATGGCAGCGCCTGACCTGACCAACGCCCGCCGGACCGTCGCCGGGCTGATGCCCGATACTTGCACGGTCACCCGCAACCCCGGCGGGGTAGACGACGACACGCTCGACCCGGACACGATGCAGCTCGACCCGGGCGAGACCGCGCCGTGGTACGACGGGCCCTGCATCTTGACGATCACCGGCGGCGACGAGCTGTCCGGGCCGGCGCGGGTGGCGCTGCCGTTCGACTTCACCGGCGATCCCGACCTGCAGCTGCGCCGGGGCGACGTCGTCCACTGCACCACCAGCCTCGACGCTTCCCTGGTCGGCCGGGACTGGGCCGTCGACCAGCCCACCGGCGGCAGCTTCGCCGTGACCCGGCAGGCCACGCTGACGGAGCCCCGCGAATGACCTCGCCGTTTGTCGGTGCGGTAGTCCTGGGGGACGACCGGCTGCGCGCCCGGATGCTGGCCGATAACGCGCTGGCCGAGACCATGATGCGCTCGGCGGTGTCCGACTCGGCCGACCTCGCGCTGACCAAGATCCGGGCGAACGCCTCCGGGCGGCCCGGCCCGAACGCGCCGACTGGCGACTACCGCCGGTCCTGGAGCCGGCAGACCCGGCAGTCCGCGCGCGAGTTCTCGGTGTCGGTCGGGACCAACCGCCCGCAGGCCCGCCGGCTGGAGTTCGGGTTTGTCGGGCAGGACTCGCTGGGCCGCAACTACCACCAGCCGCCGTACCCGCACGTCGAGCCGGCGATCCCACTCATCGAGGAGTTCTTCGTGCGCCGGATGGACGAGATCGCCCGGCTGATCGCCGAAGGTGGCGGATCGGTCCGGGTCGGGGGTTCGACCGGATGAGCATCGTCCCGGTGCAGCTGGTGACCAACGCGCTGATTGCCCTGCTGAAGAGCCAGGCGGGGTGGTCGGTGCATGACCACCCGTACATAGTCGAGAAGCCCACCTACCCCTACCTGGCGGTGTTCCAGCTGCCGGGTGGCCGGTTCTCCGGCCCGCCGCTGACTGCTCCCGACGCCGACGCGGAGCTGCTGTTCCAACTGGACGCGATCGGCCGGCGACGCGACCAGGCGCAGCTCCAGGGCGACAAGGCGTGCGCCCTGTTGATCGGGAGGGAGGCAGACGGGAGCTACACTCACGATTTCGGTGCAGTGGAGGGGTGGAAGGTCACGGGTAGAATGCCCGCCGACACCACTCCCGGCGGTGTCGAAACGATCCAGGCAACGCCCACGCTGTACCGCGACACAAGACGCTACACCATCGCTCTGACACCGCAGGGGACGTGACTATGGCGCTGATCGCCATCCAGCACCCGGACATCGAGCCGGGCCCGCGTGGGCCCGCCAAGGTCTCCGAGCGTGCATTCGAGCTGGTCTGGCAGCACAAGGGCTGGCAGAAGATCGAGGGCTCCGAGCAGGAGGCCCCCGAGCGGGTCCTGCCCGCCGGCAGCCTCGACCAGCAGATCGCCCGCGCACAGAAGGCCCTGGAGCAGGGCAAGCTGGCGGGGGCCCACGGCGGGGATCCCGAGGCCCCCGCCACCGGCGGGGAGCCCAAGACCCCCGCCCTGACCAAGGCCACCGGCACCCGCAAGGGCACCGGCGACGGCCAGAAGGAGGACTGACCGTTGTCCCGTTACTTCCGGCGCGGCACCTCCAAGATCATGGTCGTTCCGACCGTGGCCGCGGACGACCCGACCGACGCTGAGCTGTCGGCCGGGGTGGACATCAGCGACCACATCGCGGACATCTCCGGGTTCAGCCTCACCAACAACCCGATCACCACCCCCGACCTGGCGACCACGTTCGACAGCCAGATCGAGGGCAACGACACGACCGATGCGTCCTCGTTCACGCTCTACGACGATGACGACACCGAGACGGTCCGGACGCTGCTGGCCAAGGGCACCGAGAACGTCATCGTGCTGATGCCCTACGGGCGGGTGCCGGCCAAGCGGCTGGAGACCTGGCGGGTGCGCTCGACCGGCGCCAACGACCAGTGGTCGATGTCGGCCGAGGCCGCCAAGTTCGTGGTCGGGCTCGCCATCCTGGAGACGCCCAACCAGGACTCGGTGGTTCCCGCCACCGTTCCCTGATCGTTCGAACCGCTCGACGGCTGCCGGGGCCGTCCGTGGCACGCGAGGCGCTCCGAGAGGCTTCCGTGGCACGGACGGCCCTATCCGTACCAGACTCCTACTGCCGAGGGACCCCGTGACCGCATCGCCCCGCTCCAGCAAGCCCACCCAGCGCAAGGCCGCCCGTCGTACCGAGCGCCCCGTGCCCACCTTCGACCACCTGCGCGCCAAGAAGCCGATCCAGATCCCGTACTGGGTGCCGATGGACGACGGCGAAGCCTCGCGCGCCGTCCAGGACGCCCGGCAGGCTCACCAGCGCGCCGAGCTGCTCCAGGACGAGGCGCTGCTCGCCTCCACCCAGGCCGAGCTGGACCAGGCCGAGGCCAACCTGCGCGAGCACAGCATCCGGATGCTGTTCCGCGGGATGGGCCGCTACGACTTCGAGGCGCTCGTGGCGGAGCACCCGCCGACCGAGGCGCAGAAGGCCGAGGCCCGCGCCCAGGGCGGCGAGCTGGAGTACAACTACGAGACGATCGCCGCCCCGCTGATCGCCGGCAGTTGCGTCGAGCCGAAGCTCACCGTGGAGCAGGTCGAGCTGCTCCAGCGCGGCACGCCCGACCTGGACGAGGACGACCCGGACTACGTGGTGGCGTGGAACCAGGCCGAGTTCGCCGGGCTGTTCCAGGCCGCGCTGCGGGCGAACACCAGCCGGCGGGACGCTGAGCTGGGTTTCTGATACGGGCCGACCCCGCCCTGTGGGCCGAGCTGGAGTATTGCCTGCCGCTCGGCATCCCACACTCGGTGTTCGAGGGGCGGGTGGTCGGCCCGACCGACCCGCAGTGGACCGAGGAGGATCGGGCCCTGTGGCGTGTCTGGCGCGAGCGCAAGGCCACTCAGTGCCCGGACTGCCGGACCTGGCCCGAAGAGTGGGAAGCCGACCGGACGGCCTACATCGGGGACGACCACATCTGCGCCGGCTGCGAGGTGCTGGCGCGCGAGGCTGAGAACGACCCGAACCCGAAGGGGACGCCGGGCCGTAAGATCGGCCTGATCCCGTTCCAGGACGACCCGGACGAGGTCGCGTACGACCAGGCAGTTGGGATCGACACTCTACGCAGTGTCCTGAAACGCCGAGAGACGGAGCCGCTGCCCGAACAGTGAACCGCGTACTCCAGGTCGTACTGACCGGCAATAACACCAGCCTCCGGCAGGTCCTGTCCAGCTCCTCGCGCGAGGTCCAGCAGTTCGGCAACGAGGTACGCCGTAGCAATAACGGGATGGTCCAGAGCGGCAACCTGGCCCAGACCAGCCTAAAGGCGCTGGCCGGCGCTGGCGTCCTGGTGGCCGCCGGGCTCGGGTACGCCGTCGTCAAGGCGGCCGAGTTCGAGAAGAACATGCGCAACGTGAACAGCCTCAGCGGGCTGTCCGAGGGTGCGCTGCAGTCGCTGGAGGGCCAGATCCTCCAGATGTCCAAGACGCTGCCGCAGTCGGCCGCGACGCTGTCCGATGGCCTGTACGACATCGCCTCGTCCGGGTTCCAGGGCGCGGCCGGCGTGACCGTGCTGAAGTCGGCTGCGATCGCCGCCTCGGCCGGCCTGACCACCACCGCGGTCAGCGCCCGCGCGATCACCGCGGTGCTGAACGCCTACGGCCTGACCGCGGCCAGCGCGGGCGACGTGTCGGATACGCTGTTCCAGGCGGTCAACCTCGGTGTCGTCTCGTTCGACGAGCTGGCCGGCTCGATCGGTGACGTCGTCGGCACCGCCGCAGCGGCCAAGATCAACATCGCCGGGGTCAGCGCGGCCATCGCCACCATGACCCTGACCGGCATCAGCGGCGCCGAGTCGGCCACCTCGCTGAACCAGCTGATCCAGAGCATGATCAAGCCGTCCGACGCGCTCGCCCAGGAGCTAAAGACCCTCGGCTACGAGTCGGGCCAGCAGGCGCTGGAAGCGGACGGCCTGCGCGGGGTGATGGAGAAGCTGCGGAAGGCCACCGGCGGCAACGTCACCCAGCTGCTGCAGCTCTTCCCGAACATTCGCGCGGCCCGCGGCGCGCTGGCGCTGATGAGCGCCGAAGGCCGCAACTACGCCAAGGTCAGCGCCGAGATCGAGGACAAGAACCGTCGCCAGGGGGCGACGCAGAAGGTCCTCAACGAGCAGATGAAGAGCGCCTCGGCCCAGTTCCAGGTGTTCAAGAATCAGGCCGACGCAGCCGCGATCCAGCTCGGCCTGCGGACGATCCCGGCGCTGACGGCGACCATGCACGGGTTCACCGAGCTGGCCGGCTGGATCGGGTCGACGGCGAGCAAGGTCGGGCACGCGCTAACCCCCGCCTGGCGCGGCCTGGTCCAGATCGCAACGCTGGTCTGGCACGTCCTGGCCGACGTCGCCAAGGTGGGCGGGACAGTCGCCGGGGCGCTGCTGAAGATCGGCGGGTCGGCCATCATCGGCACACTGAACCTGGTCCTGCGGCCCCTGGGCGAACTCGCCGGCTTCATCGACCACAACACCGTGCTGACCTGGACGCTCATCGCCGCGATGACCGCCTACGCGCTGAGCCTGAACGCGGTCCGGGTGGCCGCGTGGCGGGTGATCGGGACGCCGCTGGTGCTCGGGTTCGTGCGGCTGTACACCGCGGTGCGGGTGTTCACCGGCACGCTGACCGCCGGGCTCGTCCCGGCGCTGACCGCGGCGCGGGTGGCGCTGGCCAAGCTGGCGACGGCCACGGTGCTGCTCGGGATCATCGCCGTGATCGCGGACCAGGTCAACGAGATCAAGAAGGTCGCGACCGCTGGGGACGACGCCCGCGACTCCATCAAAGGCATGAACAAGGCGGTGTCCGACTCCAAGGGCAACAGCGACCGGTACGAGGCGATCAGCAAGAACATTCAGGACCTGAAGGAGGGCCTGGTCCAGCAGCACGCGATCATGGAGAAGAACAAGGCCGACTGGAGCGCCTACGGGATCTTCATCGGCCAGTTCCAGCGCAGTCCGGCCGACTACAACGACGCCAAGGCAGCGGCCAAGCAGTACCAGGCGCAGCTCGAAAAGATGTGGCAGGCGCAGCGCCGGTTCGGGGTCAACGTGTCCGACCTGGGCGCCCGGTTCAAGATGAGCCGGGCCGACGTGATCGCGTTTGCCGACGCGAACAAGATCGACCTGTCCGGGTCGATCGATAAGGTCCAGTTCCAGTTCGGCCGGCTGAAGGACATCGACCTCTACTCCGGCTCGACCCGGCGCGGCACCGAGGACCTGATCAAGGCCATGGGCACCATGGTCGACTCCACCGCCGATGAAGAGGACAAGCTGAAGGCGCTGAAGGACGCGCTCGACGCGCTGGGCGGCAAGACCGTCGACGTGTTCACCGCCCAGTCCCAGCTCCAGGAGATCGTGGACGGCGCCGCTGCCGCGATCAAGGACCAGGCCGGCGCGGTGCTGGACGCCCACGGCCAGCTGAACGCCTACAGCGAGGCTGGTCGGGCGGCCGGCGGCACCTTGACCGACATCGCCGACAAGGGCAACACCCTGATCGAGTCGATGGTCAAGCAGGGGTCCACCCTGGACGAGGTCAAGGCCAAGGACGCCGAGCTGCGGGCCAGCTTCATCAAGTCCGCCGGGGCGATGGGGATCGGCACCGAGGCCGCAAACAGGCTGGCCGACCAGATCCTCGGGATCCCGGCCGACCGCGAGACCCAGTTCAAGGCGCTGATCTCCGGCGCCCAGGCCGACATCGACCGGCTGCAGAAGAAGATCGACGACCTGAAGGGCAAGACGGTCGAGATCGCCGCCCACGTGGTGGCGACGTTCGACCAGAACGGCAACATCGTCAAGAAGGCCTTCGGGGGCGGCACCGGCAAGATCGTCATGCAGCGCTACGGCGGGGTCTGGCTGCCGGGTGCCGGCGGGGCGAAGGTGGCCGCGTTCGCCGAGGGCGGACTGACCGGCGCGATCACCCCGGCGCCCAAGGGTGCGATGATCGCCCCGGACGGCGCCAACATGTGGCACTGGGCCGAGAAGGGCACCGGCGGCGAGGCGTTCGTGCCGCTTGGGGACCGGCACAGCACCCGCTCCAAGGAGATGGTCGCCTGGCTGTACTCCTACTTCTTCCCGGCCGCGGTGCGGGCGTTCGCTTCCGGGGGCTTCGGCAGCAGCCCCAGCGGGTACGCTTCCGCGGTGCCCCCGAGTTCACCAGCGCCCGCCGGCACCCGAGTGATCATCCACTCCCCGATCACCTTCGCCGGCCCGGTGTACGGCGAGGCGAGCATGCGCCGCGTGGCCGAGCAGGTGGTCGACAAGCGCGACGCCGCCCTCGCTCGCAACGCCCGGAGCGCCCGATGACCGCCAGCCCGGTCGATGTCAAGGTCAACCCGAACAACACCGACCAGCGGTATGTGGCCTGGGGGACCGGCCGGATCGAGGCCGTGGGCGGGGCGGTGCCGATCGTCGGCCAGGCCACCTGGTACGGCGCGCTGTACCAGCCGGTGGTCGTCGCCATCCACATCATCGACTGGGCGACCGGCGCCGGCTACCAGCTCGACCTGTACGGCGCCACCCACGCCTTCAACGGCGCCCCCGACCTGGCGAACTTCAACCAGACGGTGCCCTACACCAACCCGACCCGGCGGTACGTCGACTGGGCCTGGAACCCGGACGGCAGCGGCCAGGGCTACGTGCTCGACCAGTACGGCAAGCTCTACCCGTTCGGGGGCGCGGCGGTCCCGCCCCGGGCCGGCGCCCGCTTCACCTGGCCGGCGGCCCGCAAGCTGCAGATGCGTTGGGCTCCCGACGTCCGGGCGATCACCATGGACCTGTACGGCGGGCTGCACGGCGACTTCGCCCTCCCGTCCGCGCTGGCGCCGTTCGCCTACTGGCCGAACTGGGACGCCGCCCGCGACTTCGTGGTGACCGACTGGGCGACCCCGGGCGGGTATGTGCTGGACCTGTGGGGCGGGGTGCACGGCGGGGGCGGGGCAGCCGGCGCGGTCGGTTCCACCGTGCCCTACCGCAAGGGCGCCGACGTCGCCCGCTGCCTCGCGGTGATCTCCGCGGTCGACCCGCTGCACCTGTTCGAGGTCTGGTCGGGCGGCCAGCAGTTCGACTGGATCTCCTCCACCCCGCCCACCGTCACCGCCGGTGGGATCGACACGGTCTCGCCGGCCGCCAACGTCGCCGACACCACCCGGCCGACCCTGGCCTGGGACTACAACGACCCGCAGAACAACAGCCAGCTCGCGTACCAGGTCTATGTGTTCACCGAGGTGTACGCCGCCGGCCACGACATGACCGATCCGGACAGCCACGCCGCCGACGCCCTGGTCAACGTCGCCGGCTCCGACCGTACCCTGCGCGGGGTACCCTGCCCGATCGACCTGCCGAATGGCAGCTACCGCGAGTACGTCCGGGCGCAGGACTCCGCCGAGCAGTGGTCGGCCTGGAGCGTGCACGCCTGGACCCAGGCGGTGCCGCTGCCGGCGGCCCCGACCGCGCTGACCGCGGTGCCCGACACCGCCACCCTGACCGTGACCCTGACGGCCACCGCGGCGCCGGGCGAGGCGGACTACGTCCGGTTCGAGGCGTCCGACGACGGCGAGCTGACCTGGACGACCGTGGACGACGCCGACGCGGTCCCGCTGGCCGCGAGCACCTCGACGGTCGACTGGGCCCCGCCGCTGGGGCTCCCGCGGGTGTACCGGGCGGTGGCCTGGTCCGCCGATCCGGCGGTGGCGTCGGTCCCGTCCGCGACGGCCACGGCCACCGTGGGCCGACGGGTGCACGCGCTGACCAGCCGGGACGACCCGACGCTGGGCGGGGAGATCCGGGTCGAGTCGGCCGACTGGTCCCGCCCGATCGTCTCCGGGGTGTTCCAGGCGCTCGGGGACGACGAGGCGACCGTGGTTTCGGACGGGCCGCCGAAGGGCCGGCGGGTGGTCCTGGACCTGTGGTCGCTGGACCGGGCGACCTGGGACCTGATCGCCGGCCTGGCCCAGTCGAACTCGACACTGATCTACCGGGACCCGTTCGGCGGGCTGATGTACTGCCGGCTGGCCGGCGGCGACTGGACCTGGGCGCAGCTGCGAGCCCGAGCCACCCCCGACGAGCTGACCCCGGTGCGCCACGCCCACACCACCGGCCTGCCGCTGGTCGAGGTCAGGCGGCCGGCGTGACCTGGCTGTTCTCCGACGCGGCCCGCGCCGAGCTGGCCGGCAGCCACACCGCCGTCTCGCGGGTCGAGGTCTGGCACTCCGGGGTAGTCGCCGCGGTGCTGGGGGTCCAGTCCGGCCAGACGGTGGCCGACTCGACCCGACCGGTCCGCCGCAACCTGGACGCGTCGCTGGTCGACCCGGACGGCACGCTGAGCCGCAGCGAC